TTATTTGTTGACCAACCACTCAAAGGTGCGCCTTGGCCTTGACCTTGAGTGGCTGATTCAATAACAATCTTTTGAGCTTCAACTTTTGCTTTACGCAATTCCGTGTTGATAACTTTATTGAATTTTTTCAAAGAATCTTGGTCAAACTTCTTGAGTCCAGCAATGGTTTCTTTCACGCCCGTCACAACAATCGTGCTGTTATCGGCCATGATCACTCCCTATCTTTGTTTTTCTCTCTCAAATAAGCGGTAATCGCTTCCAAGACTCCATCGGGTGCATCTAAAAGAGCGTTTGGAGAGATTCCTAATTCCACCGCAAGAACCGCAATCGTGTAGGTGAGGCTGTTGCGGTGGATTCTTAGGAAGGGTCAGACTCGAGCGATGCAGTCTTGATTGTGTCAAGGAATTCAGGGCCAAATGGCTTGACGGGAATGTTATTCGCCTTCAAGGTTGCCCAACCGAGATAATAGATATGCTCGATTTTTTGCTCATCACCGAGCAGTTTTGCCATTCCTTTTCCATACTTTTGCTCAAAATCAACAATGATGCGAGGGCGAAGCGAGAACTGATGCTCTGTGCCATCTTCCATTGTTACTTTGACTGAAAGTCCATCCATTGTATTACCCCCTGATTAGGAATTGATTATGAAAGNGCCTTAGTGATTGCACCTGATACAGGCCAAGTCACCGAGGCAGTTGCGAGCTGACCAATTCCACCCTTGAGTGGCTGCCATTCGCTAACAACCGCCGAAATTGTATATTGCGGATTGGTTGTTGTTGTTGTTCCTGCAACCGGCTTGATAACAATCGAAGTTGCTGTNCCGAGAATTGGATAAATTGTTGCTTCAACTGATGAAGCTCCAAAATCCTGCATAAAGTCGATGGTCACGGAATTATCCGCAAGACCAGCAACGCGAGTTTTTGCTGTTGATCCAAATGCAGTTGTTTCAACGATGTCGTACTTGGTATCAAGTGTGACATTGTTGATGTGATCTGAAAGGTCAACGCCGCCGATTGTGATTGATGGGTTTGTTAGGACTAATTTTGCCATTATGCTGTCGCCTTTGCAATCGCTCCGCTNATNGGCCATGTTACCGATGCCGTTGCTAATTGTCCAATGCCGCCCTTGAGGGGTTGCCACTCGGAAATAATCGCGGAAAATGTGTATGTGGGGTTGGTTGTTCCTACTGCCGAAGATGTTGGTTGAACAACGATTGTGGTTGCTGTTCCAATCAAAGGATAGATTGTTGCTTCAACATTCGCTGCTGCGAAGTCTTGCATGAAATCAATCGTGACTGAATTGTCAACAAGACCTGCAACGCGAGTNTTTGCAGCTCCAGTTGCACCAAATCCCGTTGTCTCAACAATATCTTCCTTTGTATCAAGAGTGATACTAGAAATATGATCCGAGAGAACCACCGAATTGATGGTCACTTTCGCATCCGTTAGGACTATCTTTGCCATTTGTTATGCTCCTTGAGTCGCTGCTGGCGCGGTTGCTGGGGTTGTTTTTACTTCTTTGCCATCTGAAAGATGACCACCTGAAATGAGCGCATCAATGTTTGCTCCCATTTCAAGTAATTCTGCATCCGTAATTGAATCTCCTTGCNCCTTTGGGGTATCAAGGCGGTCTGATGTGATTGTGTAACTAGCCATTGATTTCTCCTTATGACTGTGCTTGGTAGTTGATTGTGAAATTGATTTGGCAAGCAACACCAAATCCTGTTTGAGCGTATGAAACTGTATTTGTCGCGAGGATTGAATAAAGACAAGTCCCACCGAAGGTTGGGTCAACTCGCAAAGCGGTATCTACTGCCGACAAGATTTGAAAAGCGCGAGTGCGACGAGCTGCAACATCGGTTGTGCCATCTTGCGACCAAAGAGAGCAGTTGATTGTTCCTGACTCTTCGTGCAGATTAGTAAAAACAAATGGANTGTCTGTGACATTACCAATTTGCATTTCAATGTCGCCAAATGAGCCATCGTGACCGATTGCGATGGCATCTCCTGGGTAAGATTGGTCAACTTGAGCGCCATCAAATACGCGAACGCCGGTCAATGAAGATGATGCNTTGAGTGCAACAATAATCTTGTCAATCATTGTTGGGAAAAGCGCGGTTACTGTCATGGGTTAGGCCATTCCTGGGAAACTTGTTGGATCAAGTAATTCCATCGCTCGGCGTGGAAGTGAATAACCTGCGCCGGTTGTTGCTGGCGTGAATTCATCTCCGGCTAAAGTGCGACCAAGGACATTCATCGTTCCGCGCTGTGTCTGCCATAGGTGACGAATAATTTCAAGGACACCTTGTTTTGCAGCTTGAGAAGGGTTCACATATCCGGCGACATAAGTGACGGAAATGTTATTGAAGCCGGCAGTCCAATATCCATAAGAATTTGTGGCATAAAGGGTTGATGATCCAACTCGATAAAGGCGTTGTCCGGTGTAATCGAGGGCATAACCCGAAGCGGCTACAAGAGCGCCATTTTCATAAACTGAGGTGATGGAAATTGCGCGAGGATTGCGGATACGAATGCAATCTGCTCCACCATCATAAAGCTCTGAGGTGTAAGTGCGACGACCAAGGACTTGACCGACATAAGATTCAGCAAGGTCAGTTGCCGCATCCATGAAGCGCAAAATTTCCTCGTCATCAGCTGTGGAACTTGCTGGAATGTTGAGGTGTTGCTTGACTTCACTCAATCCGACAATGCCAATGTCGGCAATGTCGCGAACTTCAAAAATGTCTGCATAGGCTTGTGGCCAAGTGCCTGTGGCTGTCCAGGAAACAATGTGACGACCAGCCTGAGATGGGCTATATGAAGCCGTGTAAGCCCCTGTGGAGGCTGTAGCGGTGCTTACTGAGGTGGAAGTGCCGTCAGGAAGAGTGATTGAGGCGGTGACGGTGCCAGGGTTGGCAAGGTTTCCGCTTGAATCATAGGTTGACCAAGACAGGTAAACCTTGTCTCCAATGTCATAAGTTGCCATGAATCACTCCTTGAGATTAGGGCATGAAGGTTGTCTGCCAGGGGTACAGCCAACCTTCATGCTATTTCTGAGAGACTGCGATGTCGCGAAGTGGTTTGTGNTGGCGATCATCGAGCCAAAATTGTTTATGGTGAGGCAAAATTGCGCCGGTGTGAGCGTGGATTTTGTAACCAAGAGATTTCAATCGTTTTGAGAAAAGCAAATCCTCGCCGAAATAAACGCCGCCGATTGCACCTTCTACGAACCAAGCCCAATCTTTGCCTTGGTTTTCAGTAGCAGTCTCGCGCATTGTGTTGAGAACGCTTCTATGAATCAAAAGACAACCTGTGCCGGTCGCATCTACTTCGATGACTGCATTTTCTTCATAGTCATCAATCGGTTGTAAGCCTGTTTCCATATCCATTCGATAAATGGTGGGAACTGCTCGCAATACATCGCCATTGTCATAAAAAGCGGCAAAAACTAATCCTGACACGATTGGGCGATTTTTTTCATCAGCAGCTTCAATCAATTTGAGCCAAGTATCAATGCTCAATCGTTCATCTGAGTCAAGAATCAACAACCATTCAGCTTCGGTTGTTTCAAGAAATGTTTTGACAACAAGATTTCGAGAGCGTGTTGTGAGGCCGATGTTTGCAACTTGAACAAGGTTGTAAAACTTTCGGCTTGGATGAACTGCAATGTGAATCAAATCTTGCGCTAGGAGTCCGTCAATTTGTCCGTTGTTGACCATTCCAATGCAAATGCGGTCATTTTTCTTCATCGTGTTTCTGCAATCGGTTGAACTGCTGCATTTTCGATGACATTGTTTGACATTTGCAATTCAAGAATCAAGCNATCTAAATGTTCAACGCCTTTATTCTGCACTATTTCGCGAGCAGATTGTANNCCTTCTAAAAATAATGATTTCATAAAATCCCCCTGTGGAATTGGTGTTGCGCTTGTCGCTGACCCTATCCGAAGATTGAGTCAGCGACAAGACCAAGTATCTAAAAGTACCTAAAGGTAACTATTAGTANCCNGANGGNGCAACAGTACCCGTACCCGTTACAGCCGAAATCGACTTATTGTAACGATGAGCAAGAGCAGCGTATCCGTAAACCTGGAAACGAACTGTGAGGTTCGCTGAAAGGACATCTGGGAGAACGCGTGTCTTTGTGCCTGATTCAAAGAGGTAAGAATCTGAGAACTTACCAACAAGGATTGGGCTTTGATTTGTTGATGCGCCGTAAAGCTTTGTAACAGTTGCATCTACATAAACAGGTACGCCGTGAATTGTTCCGACGAGTCCCTTTGAAGCTCCTGGGTTAGAAACAACGCCGTTAGCGTTGAATGGGCCAGCAGCGGCAGGTACTACCAATGGGCGAGATTGTCCATCGACCTGAGACATGAGCCAATACCAGGTTGAAGGATGCATTACGATGCCTTCAACATCTTGGTAACGGTTAGTAACAACCTTGGAAATCGCCTTAGCGATTGCAGCAAGACCGTTGACCGCCGATGGTGTTGTTTCTGTCCATGTTGTAGGAATGCCGTTTGTTGTATCGGTTCCGAGAGTTACAAGACCCTTGAGGGTTCCTGATGTTCCGTCACCTGTTCCAACAACTGCGCTGTTGAGTTGTAGAGCGTAATCCTTCATCAAGTCACCGAAGATCATGCGATCAAGGCCACCTGCAAGTGGAGATTGTTCCACTAATTGAATGGACACATTTTCATATCCGGAAATGGTACGCACAGGACTTGTGACAGTCGATGTAACCAAATCGCGTGTTGTTGTTGCTGAGTTATCAGCAGACTGGAATGCTGAAAGCGAACCAGTTGTGATTTGCGGGATATTGATGCTGTCTGTACCAGCAGGAAGCGCCATGTTTGTCAAAAGATCAGCTGTCACTCTCGCTGCACGCGCGAATTCAGCATATTCATTTGTTAGGTACAAAGGTGGTACGAAATCTCCACCAGCTCCATCGGTGCGTGATACATCGCGAGTTTCAACAGCAACTTCTTGCTGATGGCGATATAGGCGCTCCCATGAATTGCGGTCATTGCGAAGATTAGCGTTGATCATGTCGCGAACGAATGAATTGTCGCCATTCTTTTCATATGTGTGTGCTTCGCGTGTAACAGTTGCTCCACCGAATGTTGCAACCTTAGCGGCTGAACGAGATTCTGCGATTTCTGCTGTGCGCTTTTCATTTGCTTGTGCAGTTGCGATGCGCTCGTCAAGAGCTGCAATCTCATCCTGCTTTGCTGATGCTTCAGTTAGAGCTTCTGCGGTGACATCTTCTGCTGCAATAGTTGATTCAACTTCTGCAACAAGACCATCGCGCTGCTCAATGAGCTTTGATGATAGAGACATTGTGTCCCTTTCTTGTGAGTTGGAAAGTACCGTCAGGGCAGGATGCGCCGAGGGTTAGCCCTTGCGATTACGCAAGGAATGTTGTTTGACCTTGAGAGCGAGTTTCTTTTTTGCGATAACAAGGTTTTCTTCTTCCGCGCTACGCATTCCAACGGATGTGGATGAGTAGGCAGGAAGGGTGACGACTGAAACTTCAAAGAGTCGGTCAATTTCATTGATGGTGCGAAGTCCATCTTCACGAGTTTGACCGTCAGGTTGAACTGTGAAGGCAAATGACATCTTGTTCATATCGCCGCGCTTGAGAGCAGATGACAATTCCTGAGCCTTTGGATTAGCAGGGTCTAATTCTGCTTCAATGTAAAGGCCGGTCTTATCTTGGCGAAGTTGAAGTGTGCCTGATTGTGTGGAAGCAAGTGGGATTCCTTCCATATCGTGATTGACGAGAAGGAAAACAGGATCGCCGGATTGAAGTGCGCGAGTGAAGGCGCCAGGAGCAATTTGCTCACGGAAATTCAAGCCATCTGCCTCTTTGTTGAAAGTTGCAGCATAGCCACCGATGCGAAGTGAACCATCTGTGGTATCCATTGCGCG